TCATATTGCACCATTAAACCATCGTCAATCACTTTGTCAGTGATATTATCCTTTCCGTAGTTATTATTTTTTGTCATGATAATTTCATCACTCCTTAATCTTACCAAAAACTAATTAGGTTTAATGTAGTTTTTAGCACGTTTACTATCTGTCAAACCTTTTGTTGTTGGGTCGTTAATCGTTGATAATATAGATCCTACAATCGCGGTAACAACAATCTCATTGTTTAATGCACTAATTAATAGATTGACGATATCTTGCCAATTAGTAATGACGATACCTTTTAGCATTGCGTACGAACAAATAGGTAATAGGATATTTAAAGCAATAAAGAACCAAAATATAGGATTGTTACCTCGAACAGTGAAGTTAATACCAAAAAGATTGAATACTTCTTTGATTAAATTTAGTTTTTGTTCATTTTTAGAAAGTTCATTAATCACTTCATCATTACTAACTTCTTTTACGTCTTTCACTTCTTCTACCATCTTAATATCGTCTTTTATCTCTTCTTTCACTTCTTCCTTAACCTCCTCTTTGTTGGTTACAATCGTTTCTTCTTTATCTTCGTTTTTAACCACTTCTAAAGGCTTTTTCTTTCTTCTGTAACAAAGTATAGCGTTCTTAACTAGACGCTGTGTAGACACTATATCTTCACCATCTACGATTAAAAATACGCTACCTCCACCATCCATACATACTCCATCTGTACAACCATGTTTTTTGAGTAAGTTATATAAGTCTTTACCATATATACCACTCTTACCAGTAGTACCAGGTACAGTAATAAATACCACATAATTATTAACAGCGTCAAACGCTACAATCGTTCTACCGCTGATATTGCTATACATATTGTTTCGTTGGCTTTCTAGTTCTTTACCCCACTCACAAGGTATTCCGTTCTTCATTACTCCAAACATTCCTGTGCAAGCACCATAATAGTTGTCTAAATTGCTAGCAATCACAGATTGTTTATCAAAATGGATGTTGCCATCGTAGGTAAATCCAATGGCCATCGTGTCTTTAAACTTACTTACACAAGCCATTTCTAACTCTTGGTTATTAACTCCACGTGATTTTTCTAAGCCTTCTGCAAACGTTGCTTTATCATATGTGTAAAAGATACTGCCATTAACGATTGCATAAGGTTTCCAACCGTCTTTTTCTAACGCTTTATCGTTAAAATATTTCATACTAGTTTTATCATATGTAGTTCCGTATTTATTACCATCTAAAGAAAAACGATACTCATATTCAGTATCGTTTAGCGGTATTCTAGTGATAATTTGTCCAATAACATTCAATTTAGTACCCTCCATTTTCTCAAAGTTATAACCTTTTGTATCTCTTAACTTAATAGAATCGTCGATATAAAAATAGTCCTCAATATTGATTAAGTTTTTAAGTTGTACTGTACCATTGATATTCACTTTCTTTGCTTGCTTACCTTTTCCAAGTTCAAAGTGAATATGATTTCCTGTTGCTTTTCCTTTCGTTCCCTCTTTGTATGCTAGTTCTCCTGACTTAATCTTATTTCCTACAAGATAAAGTCCGCTTAGTTCGTTAATATGACTACAAGCCCACGTTATATCGTTTTCCTTATCGTAAAAATGTACCGTGTTTGCGTATCCTGTTGTTTCATAAGAGTGTACGCTTATGATTTCTAGTTCGCAAGTAGCGTACATTTCATCAATTCCTGTATCTTTTCCGTTTAAATCGTAAGCATTTAGATTTTTGTGTGATACCGTGCCATTTCTACCTTGTGAAATACTTAAATACTCCATAGGAAACAATCTTTTAATCATCTTCTTCACCTCGTTTTTCGTTCATGCTCTTTTCGATTAAATACACGTTGTACCATAATCTAACAATCACTGAAATGTATAACACTAATAGTCCGTATACAATAATCATACACTTAACTTAGGATAAACACTTTGTGCTTCTTGTTTCGCAAAACTTACCCATTCGCGGTACTTTAAGTAAGTTTCGTCAGTTGGGTTGTTGATACCTTTGTTAGTGGCTGACATTTCATCATCATAAGTGTATTTTAAGTGGATAATATCTTTTGTTAAATCACCATAAGTTTTAGCGTGTGATGTGAATTGATATGTATCGTATTCAAAAAATGTTGTAGTTTTTTCTGCCATATGGTCGTATCGTTCAACTTCAACAATATTTTCGTTAAATGTCAATTCGATTGAATTATATAATACACTTAACTCAAAATCTAATGGTCTTTCGTTGCTCTCTGATTTTACTTTCATTTCTAATAACCCTCCTTATTTTACTTAAATTTATTTTCCTATGTATATATTTTCGTTGTAGTCCGTAGCTATCACTATTAACTAAATATCCGGTATAACTCATAAATGACGAACAATTTCTATGATTGTAATTTCCTTTCGCTAACCTACGTGTTTTTCTTATGATTCGTAAAGATATTCTCTTTCGTATTCTAGTTCTATTTCTTTCAAACACATAACCGCAAAAATCTAAAGGTCTTTTATCAATCATAAATAGTTGATAGTTACCTTTAATTTCTAAATTTCTTTCTGTCTTTAGATAATCTTTAATAGCGAACATTGCTTTTCTTAATTCTCTTTTGTTTGAACCAAAGAAAATGATATCATCCATGTATCGTATGTAATACTTAATATTCAGTTCTTGTTTTATTAAATAATCTAATTCAGTCAAATATAAATTTGCTAACCAAGGTGAAGTATAATTACCTAGCGGTACGCCTTGTTTTAAATCGATTAACTTATAAAGTAAAATTAACGTTCTTTCGCATTTAATTACACGCGCTAGCAACCTTTTAAGTATTTCGTTATGTATACTTCCGTAAAAGCTTTTAATGTCCATTTGAACACAATATTTAGTGTTTTTATAATCTTCTTTTAACCAACTTTCTATTCTGCATTTAACAAATTTAGTTCCCCTTTTAGGCACACAACCACAGCTGTAAAAGTAAAAACTTTTTTCTATATAAGGTCTAATTACTTGTATAATTGCCCAATGTAAAACTTGGTCTGGATAAATCTTAGGTTTATGAATAATTCTTTCTTTAGGCTCATAAACAACTCCAAGCAAATAATCGCTAAATTCTATCGTTTCATTCTTTAATTGTTCGTGTAATTCGTTTATATAAAATTCTTTGTTGTTATTTAATTTGTCGATAATTCTTTTTACTTTCTTCTTTGTTCTTTTACTTTTAACGACATTGTGTATAGCTAGTTCAATATTGTTTTTATCGTAAATCTTTTCATACAGAAAACCTACTCGTTTCATTCTTTCTTAGTTGCTTATCAGTTTTCAACATTTAAGTTACTAGCTGATGTTTTCCTTTCAACTTTTTTTTCGCCAAGGGGCGCGGTTTATGAATGTTATCATTCCAAAAGAAAGACGGAGGGAAATGTTAAAGTTCGCATTCGACAAGCCATTGTTGCAATTCGCAATCCACAAGCCACAATTGCTACTGTTATTCCAATTACCGCAACATTCATACACCTTTTAAAAACGTTTGTTTAAATAGCTATTGAAACAGTAAGGGGGTGTATAGATTCCCCCTTACAACCCCCCTGAAAAACTATTTAGAAAGACGGAGGGAAATGTAAAAGGCCGCAGACGACAAGCCAATGTCGCAATACGCAATCCACAAGCCACAAGTGCTACTGGTATTCCAATTACCGCCATTCGTCATAAGTCTATCGCCTGTAGGTGACTGCCAATAGTGGTCGCAAAACTTCGTTGTTGAACTAGCTCCTGTTGTTACAGTTGGTATTCTTACACAAGGGTTGTTTTCGTCCAACCCAAGTTCAAATATATACCCATTATCGCTTGCGTTGGTATAATTAAGTGGTCTATACGGCTCTGTATATATGTCGCTATAGTCTAAATATTTATCGCTTACATAACTAACTCTATCACGTATATTCAAACCATCAATTAAAGTCCCAGTGCCGTAAAAGTTCTCAACCCAACGATAACTAAACGGACTCTTTCCGTCATTTGCATAAACATTAACAGACGGTTTATTAAACTGGTCTGTCATACCGTTTCTAAATTCTCTAAAATAAACAGAATGAGTATCTAAAGGCAACGTTAAAGCGTTGTCATTAAAAGTAATCCGTGTATCTGTTGCGTTAATGTGTTCAATATTTGTTACCCATGTTTTCCTTGCTATTTGTTCGCCATAGTCGGTTGTTCCAATCGACATTGTTCTGCCAACTTTAACATAAGCTGTTGCATATCCTCTATCGATAATTACTTGATTAAGTGATGTTGCGTTAGCTTTTACAATAGTCCCACTCCAAGTAAAGTCAACTGCACCTCTAAAAATAGATTGACTGTTAGTTGTAGCGAATTCTACTTTAAATAAGTTTTGAATTAAGTTTAGATGTTTTATGTCAAATAAAAAGTAGCTATTGTCAGTTGCTTTTGCTCTAACTCTACCTACTATCCTACTTAAATTAATTGTAAATGATGTATCTGTTTTTGATTCTAACTTAGTGTTGTTACTGTCTGTTGCCGCTAAATATCGTGCTATATACGTATACTCTTTGTCGATATTTGTATAAGGGTTTTTGAAAGCGTCGTGAACTCTAAAACCATCTAATTTCTTCATAGAAATTTCAGTATACTCATACCCATCTTTTACGTATTCTCTAAAATAAAACTTAGGTATCTGAGCAAAAACATTTCCTTTGCTATCAGTCGTTGGCTTAATTTCACTCCAAGGTCTAATAAAATCAAAGTCATTTCTAACAACTTGATTATCGATTCCAACTAAAGCTACTAAGTCAGGCACAGAAGTTACACCATTTTTAACAACATATCTTTCAAGTGTTGGTGAAGTCTGACTTAAATTTCTTTTAACTCCAATAATGTCATATTTATCTACCATGTCTTTATACATTTTATCGGTTGTTGCATTTAGTTCATTAATTGCACCTGTAACGGTTTTGCTTTGAGTTGCTAACCCTATATCAGTTGAATTTTGTTTCTTTCCTAATGCGGTATTTACTTTAGTTGCTACTCCATCTAATACTGCGTTTAAATTCTCTTTGTTTACATAACTCATATTTTAAACTCCTTTCTAGTTTACTACAAACTGATTGATAGTATTCTGAACATCAGCATTACTCATATAATCAGCTACGTTTAATTTATTAGTTTCTAGTGTTGTTGCTCTATTTAGCAAATTATTTATATTTACAATATTGTTAGCGTTGTCTGGTATTAAACTGTTCATGTTTCCGTTTATGACATTTAGGTTAGTATCATGAATATTAACAAGTCCGTTAATCTCATATACCTTTGTAACCAACTGTTCATATTCAGGTGGTAAAGGTGGAGGTGGTAAAGGCTCTACTGTATCGCCAACAATATTGATTGAGTTTATTACACTTGTTATTTCTGCTTGCGTTAGAACGGTAGTAGCGTTTTTAATTCCCTCTTCAATCTTATTTAAGTTAGTTTCGTTAATAGCAGGTGTACTGTTATTTTGCCAATTCGTTTTGTTATAAGTCATTGTCTTCACCTTGAGAATTGAATTTAATTTCAGTTCCTGTTTCTTTACTCAATTTATCTAATAATGTTTGTAGCATGATATGTGCTTTCGCCATATTAACAACATCATTTCCGCTTGTTTTAATATCGAAAATCAAGTTATAAACGTTAGCAACCATTTCCATTGTTTCTTTATTGTTCATTAACATTCCCCTTTCTTTTACGTTATATTTTTTATAACTCCGTTTCTAATATCTAAAGTTTTAGTTCCTACTAAAAAACGCCCTGTAGGTCCTGTGAAAACATCGGGTACAGGTATAAATGGCGGTTTACCCTCTGTCGTTCTATCCTCTAAAGCGTATCCAATAATAAAACCGTTTTTAAAGAAAATTTTTATTAATTGTCCGTCATAGTTTAATAGCGTTATATCTCTACTGAAACTGTAATATGTAGCACTATCGTTGTAGAATCTCATTTTTAACGTTTGGTTGCTAGTAAAGTCTAAAACAGAGTCTTGTGTAAACTCAAAATTAGTGCCTTTAATCGTTATTCCCTCTATCGTTCCTGTTTTAATGTTTCCGCCATTAATAACTGTTGTTCCTGTAGTGTTTGATAAGTCACTAAAAGTAACAATTCCCTCAATACCTATTTTTTCAGCCTTTATTTTAATTTCACTAGGCGACATATTTATCTGACTAATAATATCATTTGAAGCATAATTGTTGTAAACATTAACACTAGGTTTAGGATTGTCAAACGTTCCAAAAACTCTGCCAATAGAGAAGTCGCCTATCCACCACGTTTGTGTTGTTGAAAATGTATCCACTAATAAATACTCAATTTCTTTTGTTCCGTCTAAATTAAATGTAAATTGTAATCTCTTGTATTCACCAACGTTTAGTGTGTAACTTTCTTCACTATACACATCCCCCCATGTTGAATTTTTATATCTAACAAAAATCTTAGATTTTATAATTCCTGTATAAAGCGTTGTGTTAATTTTAAAATCTATACTTACATAAAACTTAGATTTTTTAAGTCCGCTCAATTCAAAACTTTGATTTAAGCTACTAAGAGAACTTTGGCTAGAACTTATTAATCGCAAGGCTTTTCCGTTAGGAAACAACTCATCATTAACAGGTTGAATAACAAAAGCGTTAGTTCCTTTACTCCAATTTCGCGGTACTCCATCTGTTCCTATATCGTCAAAATCGCTATTAACAATTAAGTTTCGATATCTGAATTGACTAATAGAAAAATCAATCTCTCCTGCTTGTTGCGTTATTTGAGATTGTAAGCCATCTATACCGTCGTTTACTTCCATTCTAATTTGGTCTGCGGTCTGTTCAATGGTTGAAAAAGCTCTATCTATACCATTCTCAACGTGTGTCATATCAGTTCTTAATAAATCTACTTCCGCGGTTATTTCTAACGTTCTTTTGTTAAGTGTTTTAATGACTTTATTAACAGTTTTATTTTCTGTGATATATTCATTACCTTGTGATGTAAATTCATCTGTAAGTGCCTTAACTCCTTTAAAAACACGGTGTAGAATGAATGAACTAACATTGCCGTCTTTTGTTTCTAATTCGATGTAATCGCCACATTCTATATAAGGCAATCCTTTTAATGTCGCTTTAAATGGTACATACGTTATGTTTTTTATAACGTTAAACATTTCTTCAACATGAGGTCTAATGTCATCAGGTGAATAAAGGAAAAATAAAAGAGGATTGTTTTCAACAATATAAGCGTTCGTTCCTGTTCCTACGATTACACCTATATCTTTTTCACTTCCTCTTACAATCAATTTATTTGGTTTTTGACAAACATAATCTTTAATTTCTAACTTGCTCTTTTGTGTTGACTTAGGGTACTTTTCATGGTGTGTATCTGACGGCAATAAGCTATTAGATGGTAATAAAGTTTCTGACGGATACAACGCTTTCTTTTCAAGGTAGATAGGTACTAATACACCATCTCTATTGACTTTTAAGAAACAACAAAACAACTCGTTAAAGTAGCTTATAAAATCAATTCCCTTGGTATCTTGTATATGTACACCTTTGATTACTTGTCTGTTTCTATTAATGTTTATCGCGTTTAAATTGCAACTTACACCACATAAGCTACAAAGGCTTTCTAATAGCGTTATAGCGTTAATCGGAAAAGTTGTATCAACATTCCACCAATTACTAACATCAACATCAAACTTGCTTAAATAATCGTTTGCTTTAATTTTAATGAAGTAATCGCCCTCTTTTTCAACATCACTAATAATGTACTTCCCTAAACTAATGGTAGTACCTAAAATACTTTGTTTAACATGAATATGAGTGTCAATTAAACGTGGGTTGTTGGTAAAGATAAGTGAAGTAGCCATCAACTTAAATTCTATTGTGTTAATTTCAGTAGAATTGAACGATAACAATTCTTTACTGCAAATACTTTCTGTTATCGTCAATTCATTACCTACTATACTTTCGCTGCCAATTGTTACTACTGACGAACCTATAATAAAGTCGATTGTAGTAATTATTTCAGGTGTATCTTTCTTATATTCATCTCTAATTTCTCTATTAATAACTATCAATTACTATCAACCTACCTTTCTATAAATTCTACTTTAAGCGTTTTCCACCAAGAATATCCCCTACCCATTGTTTTTAACGTTAAATCTCTGTCTGATACATAAACATTGATTACTTGTCTGTTATTTGTAAGCGGGTCAAATGGATAACTTAAATTAATATATTGATTATTCATTAAAGATAAGATGAATTGAACATCTTCTCCTGTAATGTCATTCCACGTTACACCAACTTTACGAACGTTTTTTCTAAGCAATGTTCCGTGTTGGACGGCGTTAGCATCTCGCCATCCGTCCTCGTATAAATCTCCTAGTTTAACATCAAACGTTGTTATTGGTGGTAATTGGTTTCCGTCAATGTATAATGCGTATTGTTCTGATAAATCGTTGCCGTTTGAATAATCAGCATTTATTTTAATTAACATATCTTTAAGTGTTTTCGATATTGCCATTTTCTAAATACCTCCTAAATTCAAAGGCATAGTGCCTGTCCGTTCTGTAATATCATTAATATCTTTAATAACTGTCGCTGATACTTCTTTGTTTCCAACGTATACTTTAATCGATTGATTATTGTTAGAGTTGCTTTCTCTCAACGCTTCAAGTACACCTTGTTTGATTCCTTCGATAATTTGTATGTTGTTTGCTACTCCTGTTTGTCCACCACCAAAGTTTCCTATTAATTCAGCGTTTCCGTTTTCGTTAGCAATGAACATTTCGCCACTCTTTGGGAAACCGCCTGTGGCTCTCGTACTTCCCTCTACATACCTACCTGCACTTCTAGTTGTTTTATTAACCGCTTGTTGTGTTTTAGCTTGAATTTCAATCTCTTTTCCTGTAATTAAACTAGTAAAGTTATTCCACAAGCCTGTGATATACTCAATAGGTTTTTGAATGAAGTCGTAAATCGCATTACCTATTTTAATAAACACTTCCTTTGAACTATCTAAAAATTTTGTGAAACTTCTTACCATTAAAGCTAAAGAATTGTCTATTTCCTTACTTAAATTTTTAAAACCTTTTAATACATCTGAAAAACCACGTATAACGCCTGCTATCACTTCTGTTATAAACCATGTAACGAACTTAACAACCATTGCTATAAATGGTGAAAGAACTGTTATTACTCTTGCTATACCAGCTATTGCTATTGATACTAGTACTGCTATAACCTCAATCACTTTCTTGAATATATCCCACAATTGCCCAAGAAGTGGAATAATAGATTCACGAACTAAATTTATTACTAAATCAACTGAAGGCAATAACGCTTTCAATAAGCTTTCTCCCGCCAATTTAATTTCTTCAAATGCTCTTTTTACCGCTACTCTTAATACTGCACTTTCTTCCCATAGTTGCTTTACTGCTACTACTGTAGCTATAATGGCCCCTACAATTCCAACATTTTTCAAAGTCATAGCGCCTTGAAAGAATGAAATTAGCCACTTTGTAGCTTCTGCGTTTTGTAGTGTAGAAAGAACGTTTTTAAATAGTTCTACTTTACCTATTACCTTGCCTAAGAACGTTAAAATGTTATTACCTATAATCAAACCACCTAAAACAGTGGCAACTCCTAAAATGATAGGTTTTAGACTATTGATATTTTCTTTGAATTTATCAAGATTGTATGTAGTTTCGCCTGTTTCTTCGTCGAAAATAGGTATTATTCCAAGCCAATCAAGTAATTTTTCTTTAACTTCTTGTGCTTTCATTTTGATATTTTCAAGTCCGTATTGACTACCGTTAATAGCGTCCAATAAATCATCTGTGATACCTGCACCACCACCACTAATATTAGGAACGCTACCACTTCCGCCACTTTCGCTAGCTTTGTTTCCAATAATATTCATATCATCAAACCCTGCTAGTTTCTTCTTAGTGTCATCAATCGCTTTTCCTGTTTTATTAATGCTATCTGTTGCACTATCAGCTCCATCGCCTAAGCTATTAAATACAGCACCAGCTGACTTGTATTCTGACTTAACCTCTTTATAACCAAACAACATCGCTAAAGCCTTAATAACTTCTCTTACCGCCATAGCAAAACCAACTAAATATTTCATAACAGGTGCTAAATAATGAGTTGCAAGTCTACCTATCCAAGTAGCGCATTCAACCAATGTTGATTTTAGTATTCTTAGTTGGTTAGCAGGTTGTTCAATCGTTCTAGCAAAGTCGCCCATAGCACCGCTTCTCGCTAATTGTTGTTGCAATGCTAAAATGATTGTTAATCGTTTTTCCATTTCTGATAATTCTTTAATCGGTACATTAATACCACTCATTAATAATGTATTTTGTAAACTTGCGGTCGTAACGTCATATCCAGACTTATCACGTATCGGCTTAACTTGTCTAGTTAATGCACCTTGGAATTTCTTCATTGTTACACCAATATCGAAGTTAAATAAACTAGCGTAGTCTAAAGCCATCGCTGATACTGTTTTAGACAACTTAAACGCTTCATCATCAGCAATACCACCTAAAGTGGCTATAATGTTCTTAAATGTAGCTTGATATTGCATGAGTTCTTGAGTGGCTAAACCATACATAGATGATGTTTCATTAACCCATCTTCTGCCTGTTTCCGCCATTGTTCCCATAGCTTGAACATATAAGTTTTCTGTTTCTACAAAGTTCATACCTAGTTCAACTACGCTCATAACAGTATTTTTCAACATCTTAGCTATATTCATCGCCATAAATACTCTTGTTATAACGCTAGATAAATTTATATATCGTAAACCAAGCCTATAAACCGCTCGTTCTAGCAAGAAAGATGATTGAGTTGAATTATTCTGACTTCTCTGATTCGCTACATTTGCTCGTTCGTTATCTTTAGTCGCTCTTGTTACATTATCAATTACTCTTTTCGTTTCATTTGCTTTATTGCTAACTTCTCCAAAAGTTTTACTTAATGAGTTTCCTAGCTTACTAGCTGATTCATTCGCTCGTTCTAAGCTTCTTTTAAGCCCCTCTAATTCTACTGTTAATTTCTTAATTGCGTTAATAGCCCTCGTTGCGTTAGCTTCAAGAGTTACCGATACATTTGTACTTGTATTTGTTTCTGACATTTACCCTCCTTTCTAACATTTTTTCATGTTAGTACCATGAGTTATGTATTCTAAGCATTTTTTCGCTTTCTGTTTCTTTCTTTACATTTTTTATTTCGTCTAAGTCCTTTTGTTCTAATACGCCCATAGGCTCTGTGAAATATTCCACTTCTTTTGTACCAAATGAATTAGCTAAAACAACGTGAAAAGCTCGCATATTGTACAATCCGTTTAACCATGCTTCATATGATGTTTTCTGATAATAAGCCTTAATAGTTGCACTTATTTCTTGCTCTGTTGCATACCATACTTCTTCATATTTCATTCCGCTTTGCATAGCTAAAGGAATTAGTTCATCTATACAATACTTCTCATATTTACCTTGTATTAAATAAAGTATTTTTAAAGCTATTAACTGTAATATGTCTGTGGAAACGCTTGAATTATCGTTTATCTTGCTTTGTTGATAACGTTGTTCATTCGTTCCACCATTTGAAAAGTTTTATCATTAATCTCTTTAAGCACTTCTAACGTTTCCATTGAACCTAACTTTTCTTCCATGTCATAAACCATATCTTGAACAAGTTCTAGCGTTACATCTTTATAGTTTCTATTACTTACAAGTAAGATGTGAAGTACCTCAATGTATTCTTCTGTGTCGTTTTTCTCAAATGTTGAACTAACTAATGACGCATCACTTAAAATTATTTCCATTTTTTCTTGTTCTGATAAATCGCTAGATGTTAGTTTCGCTAAATTTTCAGGTGGAATGTTAGAAACATTCAGTTTCTTTCTCTCTCTTTTTTCAATAGCTATTTTAGCGTTGATTCCAACCTTAAATTTGTATTCTGTGCCGTTAAATTCATATGTGTAAATAGTATCCATATATATTCCTCTTTTCTCTAATTTTTTACTTAAAAAAAGGGATGGAAATTAAACCACCCCTTACTGTTTTATACGTTGTTAATTAATACTGTTGTTTCGTTATCTGTGTATCCTGTCGCTGTTGCTTTAATAACAATTACCGTTGAACCTACTGCCACAGGTGTAATCGTCACTTTACCTGTTGTTGTGGCCACTGTTGCAATAGCTACATTTTCACTAGTAGCCGTAACTGTCGCTGCAGATGGTGAAGTTGTCATATTAATAACAATCGGTGTTTCAGATGTTGCATTACCTGTTACAGTAGCGTCTACAATACTTTCAAATTTAACAGTAGGCGAAAGTAATGACATTGCATTATCCACCACCCCTAAATATTCTACAGGTGTGATTTTTAACGTTCCTTTAATTGCGTTTCCGCTTTCTGCGTCTTGTAAAGAATATGTGATATATCCCCTTACCGCTTCACCTGTATAGTCAGCATTTAAACGTAAAACATCTACTAATTGCCCTGTAAACTTATTTAATCGTCTAATGTTATCTCGATGGTAGAAAAAGTCAACTTCTTTCGATTCAAGTGTTTTTTGTCCTAAGATAACCCCTGTAGTGCTAGAAGTGGTAACTGAAATGTTGATTTCTTCTTGTTTGCTAGAGAATGACGGTGTTTTTTCAAGAGGCAGCAACAAAGAATACTTTGTATCTTCTGCTTTCTTAACGTATACTGCCGTGCCAACTCCACTTTCGGCTCTTTTCTCTTTGATTTCTTCAAAAATATTAGGCATTTTTTATCCTCCCTTTTACCTATTTATTAGGTTTTTTTCATTTAACAAACTAACTCTATATACACTAGCAAGACGATATACATTACTATCGATGTTTGGTGTCGACCTTGAATAAATACGCTTAAAACCACGTTTATTCATGTAATTTGAGATAGTTTCATTGATATTTCTAGCAATTGTTATATCATCAAACATTACACCATTTATCGGTTTATCTTTCGTGTATATATTTACTTCAATAGATAATGATGTTGTTTGTCTAGTTGTTTCTGAATTATCTATCTCTTGTATAACAACCAAAGGGAAATTAGTTCCTAGTGGCTTTTTATATACCTTTATTCCTAAAGGACTTTGTTCAAGAGAAGATTTGATATCACTATACAACTCATCATATAACGTTATATTAATCATAATTTACCTCTTTATAGTGTATCCAAGTATTCGATGAATGTTTCTTGATATATTCGTTGTGCTTCGTTGAAATAGCTAATCAGTGCATTTAGTAAAAAACGGTGTGGCTCTTGCCCCTCGGTATAGATTCTCATACCTTTATAGCTAAAATACCACCCTTTTTCACCATATGTCCAACCCACTGAACTAGCTAAAACGTGCGGTGAAGAACTACCAACAATACCTGTTCCATACTCAACAAAACCTGCATACTCACAATCGTTAATGATTGTACCTAAGTTTCCATGAACTACTGTCTGAAAGCTATTTCTTAGTTCATCAGTATATTCATACCAAGGTACACCACCTGTTGTTTTATCGACATTTTCAATCGCTTGTTTTTCTATCCAATCAACTGATTTTTTTAAAAACAACGATACAAACTTTGGCGAATTAGTATCTACTCTAGCGAACAATTGAACGAAACGTTGTACATCGTTTAAGTCTAAAACATCAATAGAAAGTTTATCCATTACTCTTTACTCAACTTATAGAAATAAACTGTTGTAATAACGTTCTGCGGTCTAATAGAGTAAACGATATAATCAGCGTTTGACCCGTTGAACATTTCGCCTAAATCAGTTGTATAAACGTACACTAAGTCATTTTCATTAATAAATGCTTTAGCGTTTAGTTTCGTTGTTCCTTTAAGCATATTATACGTCCTATCGCCAAACATCATTGTTTCTTGTCTACCTGACGTTGAATTTAAAACGAACGTATGTACTGTTGGGTTACCGTACAGTCTTATTCCGTTTTCATCAACCCCAAGATATTTCTTGACAATAACTTTCGATTTCTTAATCATATAACCTTATTCACTTTCGGTGTTATAAGGCTTAATAAACCTTTAGAAAAGCCGTCAGTTTCAAACATGATATGATATCCGTTTTCGCTATACTGAACTACTCCGTCATAACCATCACGACTAATCACTTCATCAATAGCACTTCTTATCCATATTTGCTCTAGTGATGTTAGTTGTTCGTATGTTTTATTAACTTCATTTAATCGATATAACAATGTCATATAGCAATATTCAACAATCGATTGTGCTTCCTCGGCGTTTCTTTCTGGGTATTTCCTTGTTATGTAATCAATAAATTCTTGCATAACAACTCACCTCTATTTCTTCTTTGTATCTTGTTTTATCGATTCGAGTGCTAATTTTTCTTGTTCTTCTTTTGCTTTCTCTAATGCTAATCTTTCTGTTTCGTCTATATCGTTTAACGAACTAAAAACAGGTCGTTTGTCATTAACAAACAATCCAATCATTTCATCACTTGTATAGTAACAATCAAATTTTTTCACCTTTAAATCAGCAATTGCACCTGTCTTTACTGATTTTTTTGTGAACTCAACCTTAAAGGTCAACAAGCCACCATCTTTAGTTTCAGCTAAAGCATAGGGCTTGTTGTTGTGGATAACAAAATACATTAATCAGTAAAGCTAATCATTGCAAAAGGTGCATTTTTGCTTGAACCAACTAAGCTCCAATTAGCGGATGTAGCTAATTCAGTGTTTGTAGGTGATTGAGTGGCAATTCCATCAACTCTTAAGCTAAAGCCTGTAGGGTGGATAACTTTCGCTTGTTTAGTGTAAATCATATCAACTCCACCTTTAGTTTTTGCGTCATAATCGTAGTAGAACGGTGTAGGAACTTCTTTGTCACAACCTTCAAAAGCACCAACTCCATATAAGTAAGCAAAGTATGTATTGCCACCTGTTGTATCGATTAATAAGTCGTTTTGAAACACTAACATACCGCCAATATTACCAACTTCTGATGTTTTAATTACATCTCCTTCTGTGTATTTAGCAAAATCAATAACCTTTTGTTTCACTAAGTGGTTGTAAAGTTTTGAGTGCATAATACATAAACCAAACTTTGACGCTAAATCGCCAAGCGCCTTTTGTTTAAGGTCCGCAATTGCTGAAAACATATCTACACCAACGATTGAACCACCAACTGTTTTGTGACTTTCCATACCTGATACACCAAGTACACCTTTAGTGATTGATAAGATAGTTGATAACCATTGTTGACGGTAGTATTCAACGATTAAGTTGTCTAATAAGTTTTCAAGCGGTGTATCTCCTCTTAAATAGCGTAAAAATTCTGTTTCTTTCCAAGCTTGCATACGTCCAATAGCCATACCAAACTGAATTTTGTCATCTAGTGTAGTAGGTGTATTGTCGCCCACTCCATCATAGTTTTTAGCTTCTGATAATGTAGAAGCAGGTTTAAATAAAGGTGTAGAGTATACGTTTGAAGTTGAACCAATAGCGTCAGCAATTCTTTCGTTAAAAATAAAAACGCCACTATCAATAAATTCTGAACGTAACGTTTCCTTTTCTTGCATTGCCATTGTCATAATTTCGTTGTCAAATTGAATGTTTTCAAAAACTCTTGGCATATTAAATTCCTCCTATTTTTAGTTTTATTTATTTTTTAATTGTTCGTATAACACAGGATTGTCTTTCTTCAACTTGGTTTTTTCATCAATTGTCATAGACTTAAAGTCGCGTTTATTGTCAATCTTACTTCCTGTAGGTCTGTGCATATTGTTTAATTTCAAGCTTTCTAATTCCTGTGATAACACTGTAGTTTTGCTGTTGATAACTGTTTTAATACTGTCAATAATCGACAATTCATCGCCACTCAAAATAGATTCAATGATTGTTGGCATTTCTTCTTTAGCAAGTCCAATTTCAGCTAGTGAAGTGGTTAAATTAGCTCGTTTTAGCTCTTTTCTAAGGGTTTCCATTTCCTTTTCTTTCTCTTGTTTCGCCATCATCTCTAGTTCTTCATCAGTAGCCTTTGCCTTTACCATTTTTTTGTATTCTGATAGTTCGCTAGCCAATTTATCAAAAGTATCTTTATCAACATATTTCTTTGTTTCTTTAGAACCTTTTTCATTCTCTTTTACAGACTCTTTTTTAACCTCATCAGTTTTAACTTCTTCGTTTTCAGTTTTAACTTCT